GAAACTGAGAAGCGGGCCGCGTCGGTGATGCACGCTCAGGGCGACTTCGTGTCGTGGGATGGCGGCGTCGGCCGCATCGAGCACATCATGGAAGAAGGCCAGTTGGGCGAGCATTCGGAGGAACCGCTCCCCGCAACGCCCGATGACCCAGCCGTGCTGATCCGACTCTGGGAGTCGGAGGACGGCGAGTGGGAAGAAACCGACTACTTCATCGGCCGACGGATGTCGGAACTGACGGCCCACGCCGATGTTTCGGAGTCTTCGCCAGACGACGAGCGGGCGGTCAGCCTGAAGCCGACGAGCGGCATGGCCGCTGCGGCGAAGCGTGGACTCAAGCTGCACGAAGAGGGCAAGAGCGGCGACGGCCTCAGGCCTGAGACGGTGGCCCGCGCGAACCGCCTCGCCCGCCGCGAAGAGATGAACCCAGACTGGGTACGCGAGATGAATGCGTGGTTCGCGCGGCACGAGTCGGCGAGCAAGTCCCCAGGCTGGGATAAGGCCGGCGAAGAGAAGCCCGGCTTCGTTGCATGGCTCTTGTGGGGCGGCACGCCCGCGAAGAACTGGGCGGCTCGCAAGGTCAAGCAGATGCAAGCGAGTGATCGGAGCATCGACTACGTCGGCAAGGCCGCCTCGCTGAAGAGCGTCATGCTCTCCACTCATTTGCACACGAAGTAAGCAACAGCCTACATTACAAGATATAAGCCTCACGAAGGACTTCGTGAGGAGCAGTGCGAGCGACTTGAGGATTCTTGTCGCGGCGTGCTTGCGGGCAATACACCCGCCGGCCGCCGCACTTTCGCGTTTGGCCGGCTCAACCAGGAGCAAGGCCAATCATGGCGAGCAACCTCAAGCGTCTTCAGGATCGTGCCGCGGCAATCGCCGCTCGGATGACCGAACTGGCCGAAGTGGCCGAGCGTTCGGAAGAGCAAACCGCGGAACTCCGCAAGCTGTCGGTCGAGGCCGACGCGGTGAAGTCGGACCTGGAGTTCGAGGGAACCCTCGCCAAGAAGGAAGCCGAACTGCGTGCGGTGGTCGAAAAGGCCGCCCCCGCCGAGGCTCCCGCCCCCGTCGCCGAGCAGCCCAAGAAGGTCGAGATTCGGGCGATCGCCCCCCATCACACGACCCTCCGCGCCTTCAACGAAGGCCCGGATGCGGTGGACGCTGCGTACCGCTGCGGCCGGTGGATCAAGGCCGCCGTCTTCAAGAACGACTCCGACATCCGGTGGTGCCGTGAGAACGGCGTCGAGGCCCGTGCTCTCAACGAAGGCACGAACTCGGCCGGTGGCGCGCTGGTGCCGGAGGAGTTCGCCAATCGCGTGATCCGCCTGGTGGAAACCTACGGTACGTTCCCGCCCGCCGCGGAGAACGTGTCGATGAGCCGCGACACGATGGTGATCCCGAAGCGGACGGGAGGCACGACCGCCTACTTCGTCGGTGAAGGTTCGGCCATCACCGAGAGCGAGCCGACCTACGGTCAGGTGAGCCTCGTGGCGAAGAAGCTCGCCGTCGGCTGCCGGATGAGCACCGAAGTGGTCGAGGATTCGGCCGGGGTGATCAACCTCGCCGACGCCGTCGCCACGGAGTTCGCGACCAGCCTCGCCTACAAGATCGACCTCTGCGGCTGGCTCGGTGACGGCACCAGCGGCTCCGGCGGCATCAACGGCATCGTCCCGAAGATCAACGACGGCAACTACACGGCCTCGGTCGTGACGGCCGCCAGCGGCAACACCGCCTTCGAGACGCTTGACATCGAGGACTTCCTCGCGGTCATCGGCAAGCTGCCGATCTACGCCCGCCAGGGAGCCGCCTGGTACGTTTCGCCCGCCGGCTACGCGGCGAGCATCGCCCGCCTGAAGTACGCCGCCGGTGGTAACACCGTCGAGAACGTCGGCTCCGGTGCCGGCGAGTCCTTCCTCGGCTACCCCGTGCGGATGGTGCATGTGCTCAACAGCACCCTCGGCGCGGACACCAACAAGGTCAAGGTGCTCTTCGGCAACATGGCCCTGTCCAGCATCTACGCCCGTCGTCGGGACTTCGCGGTGCGGCTGTACGACCAGGTGTACGCCACCACGGACCAGCTCCTGCTTCAGGGAACCATGAGGTTCGATGTGAACCACCACACCCTCGGCTCGACGTCGGAGGTCGGCCCCGTGGTCGCCCTCAAGACGGCTGCCTCTTGATAAAGGAGCTTTCCTAGCATGAAGCAGCACGAAAACGACAAGGTTGTGGCGACGATCCCCGCGGGGGTCACCGGCTCGAGCGAGACGGCGACCCTGACGATCGACACGCTCGGCTACGACCACGCGAGCGTGACGGTTCTGCGGGCGGCGAACGCCAACACGGTGTTCGCGAGCGTCCTGCGGGTGCAGGAGTCGGACGACAATTCGTCCTACTCCAACGTGACGGCCCTCGTGGGCGGCGGCGTCGATGGATTTACGATCCCGACGGTTCCCGTCACCACGCAGCCGTCGGTGGTGAAGATGGACATCGACACGCGGTCGAAGAAGCGCTACCTCCGGGTCAGCGTCACCCCGACGACCGCCGTCAATGTCGCCGTGACTGCCCGCCTGAGTCGTGCCGGCGTTGCGCCGACGACTGCTGGCGAGGCCGGTGCGGTGGCTTGGGTTACTGGTTGATCCCGAAACAAGCGGGACGGCCAGTGACGGCCGACTAAGGCGCAAGGATGCGCGCCCGCTCCTCAAAGGAGCGAAGTCGTGCTAATTCGTGTCGGTAGTTGTGAGGCCGAGGTGCGGGTGTGTGCCGTAATGAGCACGCCCCGCCTCGGCTTCACGGACAATTTCTTCTGCGTCCACTCGGCCCTGACGCCCCACCAGATTCCCGTTATCAAGCATACGGGTGTCTTCTTCGGCCAGTGCCTCACGCGGTCAATCGAGAGCGTCATCGACAAATATGACGTCATTCTCACGATTGATTACGACACCGTATTCTCCGGCAAGATCGTCGAAGCCCTCGTCGCCCTGCTCATGCACTCCGGCGTGGACGCCATTGCCCCGCTCCAGACGAAGCGGGAAAGCCAGTGCGTCATGTTCGCCCTGCCGGGCGTGAAGTCGGAAGACAAGACGACCGTCGAGGGCGACTGGTTCAAGAAGCCCGTGCAGCTCGTCGAGACTGCGCATTTCGGCTGCACGCTGATCCGCACCGAAGCCATCAAGAAGATGGAGAAGCCCTGGTTCGTCGCCAAGCCGAACGAGAACGGCGACTGGAACGGCTCGCACGTTGATGAGGACATCTCATTCTGGCGCGGCTTCGCGAAGGCCGGCAACAAGCTGGGCCTCGCGACGAACATCAGCGTCGGCCACGCCGAACTGATGATCACCTGGCCCAGCCGGACAGAAGGCGACGGCAAGGTGCAACAGCACACAACCGATTTCTGGAACGGCGGCCAGATGCCGCCAGAGTCAGCCTGGGGCATCATAAAATGAAGATTCGCGTGCTCAAGAGTTTCAACGGGTATCGGGTCGGGCAGGTGTTCGACTGGGGCGACGGGATGGCCCGCATCTTCATCGCCCGCGGGATGGTCGAGCCGGTCGGCGAGAAGCCCGCTGAGACGGCGATGCTCGAGGAGCGGACTGAAAAGGCCACCGTGCAGACGCAAGCAAGGAAGCGAGTGAAATGACAGTCACGATTCGATACGGCTCGCCGGAGCACCCCGATAGTTCGATCACGCCATACCGGAGCCTCGTCCGTCACACGGCCCCAGTCGTCGAGCCGGTGTCGCTCGCGGAGGCGAAGGCTCAGTGTCGCGTGGACGGCACCGACGAAGACGCCTACCTCTCAAGCTTGATCTCGACGGCCCGCGAGTACGTCGAAAACGTGCTCGACCTGAGTCTCATCACCCAGGTCTGGGAGGCCCGCTACGACACGTTTCCGCTCTGGGAGATCATCCTGCCGCGCCCCCCGATGCAGACCGGCACCGTGACGGTCATCTACCGCGACGAGGGCGGCGTGAGCCGGACGATCACGAGCGCGGCGAACGCCTTCCAGGTGGATGCCTATGCGACACCCGGCCGCATCTACCCGCTCTACGAGGGCGTCTGGCCGGCGGTGCGGGGCGACGAGAACAGCGTCACCGTCCGCTGGACGGCCGGCTACGGAGCCAGTGGCGGGAATGTACCGCAAACGGTTAAGAGTCTGATCATGCTTCTGGTGGCACACTGGTTCGAGATGCGGCAGCCCGTCGTGGCCGGCTACAGCCAGGTGCTGCCGGTGCCGCAGACGTTCGAGACGCTGCTCGCGGCGAGCGGCTGGGGAGGATACCGATGAGCCTCACGGCATCGGTGCTGGCGACGGTGTCGGCTCGGCTGCAATCGCGGCAGGGGCTGGCGACGGCCTTCACCGAACAGCCGATTGAGTTCTCGTTCGACGTCGGCGATTGCACGAAGGTCTGGAGCGACCGCAGGACATTCGCCTCCGTCGGCTATGACGATGTCGATTTCGCGACCGTCGGCATCGGCACGGTGAAGCTACTCTGCATCAAGAATCTGTCGAAGACGAGCCAGATCGCCCTCTCGGCCGGCTGGACGGGGTCGCAGTTCAGCGTCTTCCGGCAGGACGTCACGAGCTGGAACTTCAGCCCCATGATCAACCTCGGCAGCCTGACGCTCCGCGGCTACCCGATCCGCGAGGGCGGCGCGATGCTGCTCTCCTGCCCGAACTCATCTGGCTTCGCCACGACCTCCGGCGGGTCGATTCTCCGCATCGGCGGCACCAGCGGCCAGAACTACGAAATCTATGTGATGGGGAACTAGATGGCACTCAATGCCCAGATCATCGTGTCGATCCTCGCCCACGAAACCAGCATGGGCGACCTGTCGCGGACGCTGCGGGCGACCCCGGCGTCGTATTCGGCCGTGCTCTCCGACGGCACCGCGGCCTACCAGGCCCAGGTGGTCTGGAGCGACGCGCGGACGCTGGCCGGCTCAAGCGAAACCCTGAACCTTGCCACCCTGGCTGACACCCGCGACGGCGCTGCGGTGAGCGTGGCGATCACGGCAGTGAAGGCCGTCTACATCCGCAACAGCCACGCTTCGGCATCGCTGGCGTTCGCTGGCTCGCCGCTCCCGGCGGGCGGGCTGACGGTGGCGGCCGGAGGCGGCTACGCGCAGATCGACCCGACGGCCACCGGAATGGCGGCCGGGACGATCACTGTGACCGGATCGGCTGGGGCGACCTACGACATCGTCTTGATCGGCGAGGGCAGCGTAACGTGAACATCGGCATGATGCGTGAGCGTGTCGCCTTGCAGGCTCCGCAGGAGATGCGAAGCCCGACGGGCGAAGCCACGCTTTCGTGGGCCACGGAAGGCACGGTCTGGGCGAGCGTCGATGGGCTGTCGAGCCGCGACATCCTCCAGGCCCAGCAAGCCAACGTCATCGCCTCGCACAAGATTTCCATCCGCTACCGGGCCACGGTGAATCCGCAGTATCGGATTCTCTGGCGCGGCAAGACGCTTGAGATCGCAAGCGTGAGTGAGCGGGATAACCGGACGCGACTGGAACTCCTCGTCCACGAGGTGCAGTAGCATGGCGATCAATCCCAGCAATCCGTCGCCCCGTGACGTTGGCTTCGGCACCGGCAAGAGCCAGACCGAGGGCTTCGTGCGGATCGACACCGCCGGCGTCCGCGAGCTGGCAAAGGAACTCGAGCGAGTGGCCGGGGCGCTCGCCGCGCCGGGGCTGCTCCAGAAGTGCGTCAAGCAGGCGTCGCGACCGATTGCGATGGGCTACAAGTCCCTCGTCTCGAAGCCGCTGGCTGCGGGCAGTAGCGGTGCCACCGGCAACCTCGCCAAGGCGACGATCACGCGGACGAAGGAATACGAGGGCGGGCAGGTCGCCGTGGCGATCACCGGCCCCCGGCAGACCGGCCCTGTCGGCTCCGAAGAGGGGCGTGAGAGCGGCAACCATGCCTGGCTCGTTGAGTTCGGCTCCGGCCGCCGCAAGCCTGGAACGCAGAACCGTCGCACCTATGTCAACGTCCATCAGATGATCAACGGCAAGATGCGGCGAACGACGTCGGCCATGAATGACGAAGAGTTCGCCCGGCGCGGGCGCGGCTACTACTTCCTCATGGGCAGCCTCAACGAGCCGACGCGGCAGGCCAAGCGAGGCAAGGGCTACTCCCACGACTTCGCCACCGGCAAGGACGGCGAGACGCACCCGATCACCCTCGGCCCCGGCGAGAGCATCGACCCGATGCCGGCGTATCACCCGATGGAACGCACCATCGTCAGTTCGGCGGCCCAAGTGCAAGGCGTCCTGGCCCAACTGATCCAAGCAGAAATCAACAAATTCTAATGCTCATCTCCCCCGAAAAGCACGTTTACCAGAAGCTCGTCTCCACGCCCGGCGTGGCGCGGATCGTCGGCTTTCAGGTCTACCCGATCGCCGTACCGAAGACCGGCGCGAGCCTGCCGTTCATCGTCTACAAGCGGTCGAACATCACCCGCGAGACGGCTCTCTCTGGCCCGCTGTTCGTCCCGATCGTCGGCCTCCAGATCGCGTCGTGGGCGCTCTCCTACGACGCGGTGCGTGAGCTTGCCGACGAGGTTCGGCTTGCACTGGATGGACACACCGGCACTATGGCCGGGGCTACAATACAAGATATGAGGTTGGTGTCCGAAACGGACGACTTCCTCGATCCGACGGTCGCTGGGGCGCAACTGCCTCCGGCCTACGAAGTCCGGCAGTTGTTTCAGATTCGGTGGAACGAAGCCACCGCGTAACCTACACGACAAGATTACGGCGCAAGGAGGCGCAACCACATGGCAGGCGTTTCAGCACAGGGACTCACCTTCACGTTCGGTGGCTCCAACCTCACGGTCACTTCGGTTCAGGTCAGTGACACCCAAGACCTCGTTGACGGCTCGCATCTCGGCATCGCCCCTGGCGGTCGCCGCGAGTTCGTCGGCGGCTTCGCCACCGAGCGGGAAGTCACCATCGACTACATCTCGACCAATGTGCTCGCGGCCGGTACGTCCGGCAGCCTGTCGATCAGCGGCCCGATGTCGTTCAGCGGTGCTGCAACGCTCGCGTCGGCCTCGATCGGCGGTTCGGTGGGCGCCCTCATCAGCGGGAGCGCGACCTTCCGCGTCGCGTAAGGCGACATGGCTGGCGTCAGCTCACAAGGCACGACGTTCACGTTTGGTGGTGGCTCCTATTCCATCACCAGCGTCACGGTCAACTACGGCCAAGAGCGCGGTCGCGTGTCCGGCGCCCACATGGGCATGGGGGTCAACGACGTCGAGCCGGTGTACCTCATGCACCGGACGGCAGACTCGCTGCCGACGGTCGATGTCGAATACATCACCGCGTCTGCGATCCCGCAGGTCAATGCCACTGGGTCGCTTTCGGTCAGCGGAAAGATTGCGTTCTCAGGCTCCGCGACCTGCGTCTCGTCGCAGGTCACGGCCAGCGTCGGCGACTTGGTTCGTGGGTCTGCGTCGTTTCGCGTGCAGGTCTAGATGTGCCTGGCATTCCATACAACGCCACGTTTTCGTTCAGCGGCTTTTCCGGCCATGTCACTGGGATTTCAGTGGAAGCCGGTCAGCCGGAGATCGTGAACATGACCGGCGCCAGCGCCGCGCTCGGCTCGGCAGTGATGGTGCCGACGGGCGACTTTTCGCCGGGGTCCATCACGGTGGACTTCCTTGCGGATGGTTCCATCCCGAGCACTGGCACGAAGGGGCAACTCAGTTTCTCGTCCAGCGCGTATTCAATCGGACGGAATGTGGTTCTTGAGTCGGTGCAGGTTGACGCCAGGGTTGGCGAATTGGTTCGAGGGACGATGAAGTTTGTGATGACGGATTATTACTAGGAGCAGGTTTGGCATGGCGACTGATCTTCGGAAGCGGATTCTGGCGGCGAACGACATCAAGGTGGAGGCCGTTGAAATCCCCGAGTGGGGCGGCACCTACTACATCAAGGTGATCAGCGGCACCGACCGCGACTCCTTCGAGGAGTCCTACGCCGAGCAGAAGATGAAGGCGTTTCGCGTCCGGTTCCTCCTGCTCGCCCTGTGCGACGAGGCCGGCGAGCGGATTTTCAAGGACGAGGATTCGGCCGACCTCGGCAAGAAGTCGAGCGTCGTGATCAATCGCGTCTTCGACGCGGCCTGGAAGGTGAACGCCTTCACGAACGAGGCCGTGGAGGCGCTGGGAAAAGACTAGCCGACAGGCCCGAGCGGAAGTTCTACCTCAAGTTGGCGCTTTCGCTGGGGATGTCGGTCAAGCGGTTGTTGCGGGAGGTTGATTCGGAGGAGATCGCGGAGTGGTATGCCTACGACCAGAGGCATCCGCTCCCCGACTCCTGGGCTCAGACCGCGAGAATCTGCCGCATCATCATGGCGGCCAGCGGCAACTACAAGAAGGGCGACATACCTGACGAGGCAGTCTTCATTCCGACGACCGTCAAGCAGGAACAGTCGCAGGCGCAGATTATCAACGAGTTGATGAAACTGAACCAGCCGCGTCAGGGATGACCCGATGGCAAAAGCGTATCTCGGCAAAATCTCGGCGCTAGTCACTGCGAACACCAGTGACTTCAACAGCAAGCTGAATGCGTCGGCGAACGAACTTCGCAGCTTCGCCAAGTCGATGCAGACGTCGCTCACCCGCGCCCAATCGGAGGCGACGTCGGCGCTTCGCGGCATCTACACCGAGTCGCAGAAAGTTTCACGCGCCCTCCAGGCAGTCGCCACGCAGAGGCTCTCGTTCAAAGGCTTCGACACGGCGGCGGTGGGCTCGATCCGCCAGGCCGTCGATCAGTTCAAGGCTCTCCAACAGGCGGCCGTAGCCGTCAACGAGCCGCTCTCGCGAGCCGCACGGGCGGTCGAGAAGCTCTCGGCCCCGGTGCAGATGGGCTTTGAGCCGGCGATGAAGTCGGCCCAGAAGAGTGCGGAGTATCTCAATTCCGCCCTCACTCGTGGCGGGATCATCGGCGAGAAGAGTTTTGAGCGTATCGAGCGGCGAGCGCTGGCCGCCGCCCAAGCCGCCGACCGGCTCGCCGAAGCCGCGCAGATGGCATCCGCAGGACCGCGGGGGACTGAGTTGGCCTTCGCAGCCCCCCGCGTCCGCGACTCACTGGCCGCATCGGCCGATGTAAGACAGCGGGCCGCCGCCGCCCCGGCGTCTGTGCTCGAGGGCGGCCGGGTTGCGAATGACGTCCAGAAACTCGTCGCCATCGACAATCTGATTCAGAAGCGACGGGCTGAGGTTGAGTCCGGCACGATTCTCAATATCGACACGACGCGGGCGCAGGCCAGCCTGGAGAGCCTGCTTCAGATTGCGGCACGGGTTCGTGCGCAGGTCAGCGCGGCGATCGGCGGTGGCGGCGCAGACGCAGAGACGGCTTCACTGATCAACCGCGCCCGCGCCCAGCGGGATTATTACGAAGAAAGCGAGCGGCTCGCCAATCAAGCAGCAAGTGACGCTGCCGCCCCGCTCATCGCCCGCGCTCGTGCGGAGCGCGACTTCTACGAAGAGAGCCGTCGCCTTGCCGGCCAGGCCGCGGCTGACGCTGCCGCGCCACTGATCGCCCGCGCCCAAGCGGAGCGCGAGTTCTACGAAGAGAGCGAGCGACTCCGCAGGCAGGCTGCCGCAGACTCCTCCGCGACCGCAGACCGCGAGGTCGCCCCGCTCATCAACCGCGCCCGCGCCCAGAGAGACTCGCAGATCGACTTCGGACTCGACCTTGACGCCCCGAAGCGGCAGATCGAGGTTCTTCGCGGCTCAATCGTCTCGCTCAAGGGGCAACTCGACACCCTGCCCGCAGGGATTCGTGCTCAGTTCGTGCCAGCGATCTTGGCGGCACAGCAAAACCTGGAGGCGCTTGCCGCCGCCCCCGCGGCGACCGCGGAGCAAATCGACGCCGCATCCGCGGCTGTCGCGAGGCTTCAGTCGGCCGCCGCCAACGCATCAAAGTTCACGACATCGCTTTCCCAGTCATTCGATGACACTAGAGTTAGGGTTTTCTCGGCCAGGCTTGAGGCACTCCGCAGCATCCTCATCAACGTCGGCGCTACCGCCAGCACCGACGCTGCAAGGAGGTTTGAGGTTCTTCGCCAGGCGATTCTGGAAGCCGCTGCCTCCGGCGACTTCACCGCTGTCATCGGCAACCTGAACAAGTTGGAAAAGGAGGCGATCGACGCAGCAGCGGCCTTCTCTGGACTGTCCAGCAAAAACATCGCGGCGAACTTGCAGCGAGCCGGCGATGTAGGGCGTGCGGGGTTTGACAAGTTTTCGCTCGCTCTCAACCAGGCTGCCTTCGCCATCGACGACTTCTTCTCTGCCACCGGCGGCCTTGAGTTCAAGCTGCGGGCCGTCAGCAACAACATTACGCAACTCGGCTTCATCATTGGCGGGACGACGGGATTGTTCGTCACGCTTGGCGCTGTTGTCGCGGGGCAGGTCGCCGTCGGGATTGCGAAGTTTGTCTTTGAGACTGACAAGGCAGACGCCGCCCTGAAGGCTCTGAATGACGCGCTGGAGGCAAACCAGCGCAATGTCGAGCAACTCGCCGACTCCTACAAGCGGCTTGCCAACGAAATCGCCAAGGCGACGCTGTCCCCGAGGGACAACGTTCGCCGCGAGCGCGCGCAGCGGAGAGAAGAAATTGATCGCCAGCGTCGGGCCACTGAAGAGGAGGCATTTGCTTCGCTGTCACCGGAGGTTGCCCGCGTCCGCGGCGAGCGAGAACTGCTCAAGAAGCGTCAGCAGGAATCGAATGACGTTCAAGAGCGCGTTCGCATCGCCAAGCAAATCCGCGATAATCTCAAGCAGGAGCGAGAACTGCTTGACAACCGCGGCGTGGACGCTGCCCGCAACCTTCTGACGCAGTCTGCCGACAGGCAACTGGCCGCACAGGAAGTCAGGCTCAAGAGGGCCAGGGCGAGGCGGGCGCTGGGTTCTCCGGAGCAGGCTGGCGAGAATGTCGAACAACTTGAGCAGGTCGTCGCTAGGGCAAGAGAGCAAGCCGCCGCCGCGAGGCGGGCCAGGGTTCCGTCGGCTAACACATCCGCCGGCACGCGGTCGCAACTGGATTCGCTCCGTGGGTCGCTTGCAGGGGCAGAGCAGGCCAGAGCAGACCTTGTCCGTGCGTTGCCGCGGCAGACCCCTGGCTCCAGAGTCACCCGCCTTGAAGAACTTGACCAGACGATCAGCGAACTGAAAGACAGGATCGAGGTCGTATCTGCCGTACTGGGTGGGCAGTTGGCGTCGGAGCTAATTGATGGGCAAGGGCGGATTCAAGACTCCCTGAATGCCACAGCGGAGTCGCTGTCATCTGTCGATATAGCAACTGCGATTGGCGAGCAGCGCGACAAACTCGCCCGCGAGCTGACCGCCATCGCCGACGAGCTTGCGACTATTTCCGACCCAGCCCGCGCCGACGCGCTACGCCAGCAGCAGGAGGAGATCGCTAAAAACGCAGCCGCTCTCCAGTCTTCCGCAAAGTCAGTCGAGCAGTTTGCTGCCGTTGTGGACAGGGTCGCTAAGCAACTTGCTGACACAGTCACGCAAGAAGTTCAGGGCAGGGCAGACCAGGCTCGCCGAGGACTGAACGCGGCCCGTGGCGCCGAGTTGGCCGGAACATCTGGCTTGCCGGCGTTTCGCCGCGGGCGTGCTGGCGTGGATCAGAGAAGGGCTGTTGAGCAAGCCGATGAAGATCGTCGTCGCGCCGATGCTGAACTGCGCCGCGCCCGTGGTGCGCAGCAGGCTTTTGAGCGTCGCCGCCGCCGGTCTCTCCGGCGATTTGAGAATGCCGCATCTGACGGGAATCTTGGAGAAGAAGCGCAGAGCATGATTCGCCAGCGGGACGCCGCGCAGGCGGTGCTGGACAGCGAAACATCCACGGCCGCGGAGCAGAGGCGGGCGGCCGACTTGCTTGCCGAGGCAAACGCAAGGCTCGAGCAGCTCTTCCAAGACTCTACCCTTGGTCAGGCACTGGCGAAGTTTGCGGACCAACTCGACATCGCGGCACAGAGGGCCGTTGAGGTTGACCGCCAGATTGAGCAACAGCGCCAGTCAGTCGAGCGCGGTCGCGAGCTATCTATGCAGCCAGGCCAGCGCGAGGGCGAAGAACTTCAGCAGCAAATCCAAGACATTCGCAACTACTTCGACCAAGCCGTCGAGGAAAGCACTGGCCTGCCGGATGATGTCCGGCAACTCCGCGCGCAGATGAACGAGGCCATCACCCGCGCACAAGAGGAAATGGCCCGCCAAGTCGCACCAACCATCATGGGTGCCGCCGACGCCAGGATGAACGCCGTCCTGCAAGGGCCGTCGCGGAGGGAGCTGACAACGGCCGACATCAGAACGGATGCAGGAAGCCGCGAACTCAGCCGTCTCTTGCGCGGCGACGACGACGCAAAGAACGCCGATCTCGCGAATCTCCAGCGTGAAGCCAACAGGCTCCTGCAAGTCATCGCCGGCAAGAATAACCCAGTAGCCTAGTAAGGAGTGCTCAATGGCAGATGTTTCGTACAACGTCGCTCTCAGGGTCGATAAGGACTACCTCAACAACTCCCTTTCGGTCGTCAACGTGACGGCGACCATGAGCGAAGTGGGCATGAGCAGCATGACGCTCGCCCTCTCGACGAATCCAGTCAGTATCTCGACGGCGAACCTCACCAGGGTCGGCCTCGCGTTTCTGCGGAACTTGTCCACGGCAACCGCCTCGACGGCGACTATCGGCATCGCCGCGGGCGGGTCGATGGCTGGCTTCTGCACGCTGCGGGCCGGCGAGCCGGCGGTTTTCAGGATGAGCCCAGGCACCGACTACCAGGCCACCGGCACGGCCGGCACCCGTCTCCGCGTTGATATTACGGAGGGCTGATCCCATGCCCAAGATGGTTTCTGAACTCGCGCAGGGAAACGCATTCAGCCGCTCGGCTGACGGCGGCGCCCTTTCCGACACCGCGACGCGAGTGTGGCGAGTGCTTCTCAATTCGCCGAGCGAACAGTGGGACATCGGCGGTACGGTCGGCGTCCAGATTGGCGACCCTTACAGCGGCAGCGACCCGCTCCCGTGCGCGAGCATTGAAGCCCGCGCCGACGGCGATAGCCGATTGGTGCGGATCGTCACGGTAACGTACAAAATGTCGCCGGGGGGCGAGGAGGGGGGCGAAGACCCGAAGCAGCGGTCGCCGGATATACGCCCGGCCAATTTCTCGACAAGCACGACGCTGTACGAGATGCCGGCGTGGGCGTGGAAGAGGCACGGCCAGCAAGACTTCGAGCCTGTGATGAATCCAAACAAAGAGCGGGTGGACGGAGTCACACGCTTCGAGCCGATCACGACTATCCGCGTCACGCAGTTTTCTGGTACTCCCGGGACTGTCCATTCGCAGCACTGCGGCCGCGTGAACAGCGAGGAGATGAGACTCGGAGCCTACATGACCTGCCCGCCCCACACCGTCATGTTTCGCGGCGTCGAGGCCACGCCGCACATTGAGTCGTTCGGCGACATGGTCTATCGCGGTTTTATGAACTCATACGAGTTCTCCTACCGTGCCAACGTAACCACCATCAAGCCCGCCGGGCCGGTGCCTTACGGCTGGGACTTGGCGGTGCCTGTCAGCGGCTTCATGGTCAAGAACGATCGACTCAACGACCAAGAGGTCGATAACGAGTCGCTGAACCTGAAGCACAACGCAGACCGCACTTTTGTGGAAGAACCGCTCGCGATCGCGGAAGGCCAGAACGGCAAGGTCGGCCGCGCCCAAGTGATGATTTCCGGCGGCGAGGGGAAACGCCTGCAAACTCCGTCCGCGCAGCCCGTGGCTCTCAACGAAGACGGCACGCCCAGGTCAAGGACCGCGAATCCGCCGATCCTCATCTGGCGCGTCTCGACGCAAGAAGAAATCAACCTCACCCAAACCCTCCAACTCCGGCTGACCTAATGGCCCAAGGCTTCCTCATCGGCGAAAACCTGCTCGGGCAGATCAAGGACACGGTCAAGCGTGTCCAGGGTGAGCCTATGGTTGGGAATATCAGCCGCATTGAGACGCGGTTTGAGGGTGGGCCGCCGGCGGCTGGCGGAAAGACGTTTCGGATTTGTACGTTCACCGGTGCGTGGTCTATCAACGGCACGAAGACGGTGACGTTTCGCGGGGTCACGACGACGCCGAATACGGTGTCGGCGATGAATTTGTTTTTTCCCGTCACGAACACGGCGACCGGCGACCGGTCGTGCGCGATCGCAAAGGACGGGACGGCGTGGCACTTGGTGGGGGTGCAGGTTTCCACCGCTGCGGTTACTGTCGTCACTAACATTACGCTCAGCGGCAGCCTCAATACCGCCAACTGCTCTATATCCATTGGCCGCACGCTGACCACGGCGACGGCGAGCGTTGTTGTTTACGGGGTGTAGCGATGGCCTGTTGTTGCTGCGAAGGCACGAACGGCGTGTGCTGCCAAGGCACGACCTGCACGAGCGCCAGTTCGTGCGAGTGCCAGCAGAACGGCGGGACTTTTCAGAGCGGAAAAACGTGCTCGTCGAAAAAAGTTCACTGCTGCCCAGGGTCGCCGTGCGAAGAAAAGCCGATCTGCGATGAGTGTGGGCCGGGATGCACCTGCTCTCCGCCCGGCACTTGCTGCGAGTGGCTCATTAGCGGCACCTATGATTTTGACGTTACTGCGAGTTGGGAAAGCAGGCCATGTAACGCGGCCGCACCATTCCAGTCGTTCTCAAAAAGCTGGTCGTTTACTGGCACACATGAACCGGTTAGAGGTTGGGTCACAGGCGGAACAAGGCAAAACGACGCCACCTTCAATCTGATCGTGCTGTGCAGCAGCGGAATTTTTGCTCCTTTCGATTGCGGCAACCCGCGTGGGGATTACCAAATATTTTGGCCGCGGGGACTTCATTGTGCCATAGCCATAAGGGACGTGGTTGGAGAGCAAAGTTTCGGAACGTATCTATATACGATGGTGAATCCAGGGCTTGCGAATACGCATCCGTGCAACAACACAAGAAAGATGCTTGAGGGCGTGACTTTCACGGGCGTTGACTACACGCAATTCGGGGCGCCTCAATCTTGCAATACCAGCTATTGCTATCCACAACAAGGCAACCCCATTGAAACTGTTAGGAATTTCAACATAAGGGTAGCGATTTCGTGACTGCACGCCTCGTCACTATGCGCCGAGCCCTTGTTGCGATCCGCGCAAGAGAAAACGGCGTTCCGATTGAAGACGCCGTGCAGTCCATTGTTCGCGATGATGGAGGCGAAAGAGTTGTCGTTGACATTGCCCATCCGCTCTACCCTCGCCCAACGCAGCACCGGCCCACAGTTCCGACCGCCCTCGCGGCAGGCTTTGGGGGCGGCCCCGGCACCGAACTCTCCAAGCTCCTCAAGCGCTTCGGCATCGAGCCGACGCCGACTTGCTCCTGCCGTGCCAAGGCGGCCGAGATGGACGCTTGGGGGCCAGACGAGTGCTCGAAGCCCGAGCGGATTGAAGAGGTGGTGGCCGTCATGCGTGAGGAGGCCAAGGCTCGCGGCCTGCCGTTCCTCGACGCCGCCGGGCGGATGCTGGTGAAGCGGGCCATCCAGAACGCTAGAAAGGCTACAATGCACTAATATGGCAACGACATTCAGCCAGCTCCCTGCGCAGTTAGATGTCACCTTCGTGGCTGGGGACGAAGTCAATATCGCCCTCGACTTCTCAAACGACCTCACCTCGCATACGTTCCAGAATGCGATCTACGTCTCCGGGAACATCGCCACCGGGGGCGGCACTGGGTTTATCAACACCGTCGGCCAGACGGTGACGTCGTTCAATATCACCCAGACGAACCTCGCCACCGGCCAAATTGGCCTTGGGCTGACCGAGGCCCAGACCGCCCTCCTTTCGCCGGCCAACTCATACCGCTGGTATCTGCGGTGGGTGTCGCCCGGCTCCGTGACTAGGACAGTCCTCTCCGGCGTCGTGACGCCGGTCGCGCCATGACCGCTGGAAACGAAATCAGCGTCTCCGTCGCCAACGGCCCGGCGGTCGATGTAGCCGTGGCCGGCGCCATCGGCGACACGCTTACCGTGACGAACGGCTCGACGGCGTCGATCAGCGTCACGAGCGTCGGCGATCGCGGGCCGAGAGGCGACACGGGGCCGGCGACGACGCTGACGATCGGCACCGTCACGGGTGGAGCGACGGCTGCGGCCACGCTGACCGGCACGGCCCCCAATCAGACGCTCTCGCTGGTGCTGCCGCAGGGTGCCACTGGCGCGAACGTCGAGCTTCAAACCACCTCGACGCATATTCAGTGGCGGCTCGTTGGCGGTAGCACCTGGACGAACCTCGTCGCCCTGACGGCAATCACAGGACCGCAGGGCAGCGTTGGTGCGACCGGCGCGAACGTCGAACTGCAAACGACATCGACGCACATTCAATGGCGTCTGGTCGGCGGTAGCACTTGGACAAACCTTGTGGCGCTGACGGCGATCACGGGACCACAAGGTAGCACTGGCGCAACGGGTAGCGTCGGCCCGGCTGGGCCTGCGAATAGCCTGAATGTTGGCACGGTGACCACTGGTGCCGCTGGCTCGTCGGCATCGGCCACGATCACGGGTAGCGCACCCAATCAAACGCTTTCGCTCACGATCCCGCGCGGCGACACCGGGGCCACCGGTGCGGCTGGCGCGACCGGCAGTGTCGGCCCGGCCGGGCCTGCGAACTCATTGAGCGTCGGCACGGTGACGACGGGGGCGGCCGGGAGCAACGCATCCGCGACCATCACAGGCACCGCTCCGAATCAGACGCTCTCCCTCACGATCCCGCGCGGAAATACTGGCGAGACGGGGGCCACTGGCGCGGCTGGCCCGGCAAACAGTCTTTCTATCGGCACCGTGACCACCGGCGCAGCGGGCTCGTCGGCAAGCGCGACCATCACCGGCACGGCCCCCAGCCAGACGCTATCGCTCACGATCCCGCGCGGAGATGCCGGAACGGGCGGAATGTCGTGGGCGAGCGTGCCCGACGCCCCTGGCTCAACTGGCACCGCTGGGGCGATGGCCTACGACCCAAACAACATCTACGTCTGCGTGGCGTCCAACACATGGAAGCGGGCCGCGCTCTCGACATGGACTGTCACCGATCCGCTCTTCGCCAACGTCTCGCTTTTGCTGCACATGAATGGCAGTAACGGCAGCACGACGTTCACGGATTCCTCTTCGACTCCGCAGACAGTGACCGCATCTGGCGGGACCATCAGCACAGCGCAGAGCCGGTTTGGTGGCGCAAGCGGTTTGTTTGTAAAGGCAAGCGGACACCAGCTGACGCTTCCGACATCAACCGCCGCTTTTGATTTCGGCACCGGAGACTTCACGATCGAAGCCTGGGTGCGGCTGAACTCGCTCCCGTCTACCACGGACTCGGGTTCGTTCTGGATACTCGGCTTAGGGAGTAGCAGTTTCAGGTATGGAACAGATTTCTGGATTTCACCCAGCAACATCGTTTTTAATGTTGGCGATTGGGTGAATCCGACTGCCGAAGGTCCGCACGGCATGACGACCGGGCAGTGGTATCACGTCGCGGCGGTTCGTAGCGGCAATACCGTGCGGGTGTTCGTCGGCGGCTCTCAGGTGGGCTCGGGGACGAGTACGCAAGCAACTTCAGGAAATTTCTCGTTGCCCGTGATTGGCGGCGACACGAGCGGCGGCGGCAACTTCGATGGCTACATCGACGAGTTCCGCGTGACCAAGGGCGTCGCCCGCTACACGGCGAACTTCACGCCGCCAACGGCCGCGTTCCCTGACGCTTGACGCCCTGCCCGCACGTTGACCCTCGCTCTACGCTGGCGCCGCCCGTGCTAGCAAAAACCTCGCCTTGACCGATAAGGCTACATAGCCACAATATCCCCATGCCGGAAGACCACCACTTCACGCTGGCAGGGGTCAAGTGGCTCCTTCGATTCACTCGCCTCCGCGGCAACGCCGCCGGTTGGGCCTATCTACCGGACTCCAAGAACCCAAAGCTCGAGCGGAAGATTCTCATCGACGAGAAACTCTCGAACCGCCCCCGCCTCGAAACCATCGTCCACGAGTGCCTCCACGCCCTGTACCCAACAGTGAGCGAAGAACATATCACCGAATCCGCCCGCGACCTCTCGAGGGTTCTTTGGACTCTCGGCTATAGGGAGACAGAGTGATGCCAAAGCTCTCACCAGTTGACTTCGTGCTCGAGCGGGCCGCCGCCGCGATGAACAATCAGCCCAAGCGGTCGTGGTTCTCGAAGCTGCCGCCGGAGGCGCAGCAGCGGCTCCGCGAGGTCAAGAAGGCGTACACGGATGGAAAATTCGCGGGGGTGTCTTACGCGACACTCTGCCAGGCGATCACGGACCTGCTGAAGGAGCACAAATGGCCCGTTCCAGGAAACAGAGACACGATCCTTCGTTGGCTTCGTTCGAGCGGCACCTAGACGTCGCCCGTGACGCCAGCAACTCGCGACTGCGGGATGAACTGGCGAGCCTGAAGCGGAAGTACGACGCATCGCTCAAGCAATTGGACGCCGAGAAGGCGGCCGTTGCGAACTTGACGGCGCTCTCCGACGTCGCGCCGAAGAAGATCGCCCGCAGCCGCCCGCGCGGCAAGCGACCGGAGGCGACGGCGGTGTTGATCTTGTCGGACTGGCACGTTGAAGAAGAGGTGCGGCCCGAAACCTGCCGCAACCTGAATCACTTCACGCTCGCCATCGCTGACCGCCGGATCAAGCAACTGGTGCAGCGGGCGTCGATGCTCATTGAGCACGAAAAGCACCTGACGGGGATTCGTCGGATCGTTGTGGCGGCGCTCGGCGATTTCATCACCGGCCATATCCACGACGACCTCGTGGAAGTGACCCAGTTGGCCCCGCTGGCCGCGACCCGCTGGGCCGGCGAGCGTTTGGGTGGCGTGATCGACGCCATGAGCGAGATCGCCCCGGTGCTCGTGGCGACGGCGAGCGGCAATCACGGCCGCAGCACGAAGCACCCGCGGATGGCGACTGAGAACGACCACTCGTTCGAGCAGCATCTCTATCTCACGATGGCGGGCCAGGAGAAGCGAAAGAACGTCGAGTGGCAGGTGGGCGAGGGGTATCTCAACAACATCAACCTCGACGGATTCATCGTGAGGGCGCACCACGGCCACGCCATCCGGTTTGGCGGGGGCGTGGGCGGGCTGACGATCCCCGCGAACAAAGCGATTAGTAACTGGAACCAGGCCCAGCGGGCCGACCTCGACATCTTTGGTCACTGGCACTGCTTCAGTTGGCTGCCCTATCGCTTCGTGGCGAACGGCTGCTTGATCGGCCACAACGCCTTCGCCGACCGCATCAAGGCTGAGTATCAGCCCCCAAGCCAGTCGCTCGTCATCATCGACCACGACCACGGGCGGGTGACGAAGGTGCTCCCGATCTTCTTGAAATGACACCCGACGAAATCAACAAAGCCTGGGAACTCGTCAACAAGTACGGCCCGTCGAATTCGTGGACGGCCGCGAACGGGACGCTGGCGGCGGCCCTCGGCCGGGCGCTCGAGCAGATTGAGCGGCTCCAGTACCGGATCGCGATTATGGAGGAGCGCAGTACGCCCTATGAACGAGACTGACTATCTCCGCGAGGCTCTCCGCTACGCGAGGGCCGTTTCGCACGACACGAACACCCAGGTCGGCGCCGTCCTGGTCGCCGGCAAGCGGCTGGTCTACGGGGTCAACCGCGCCGCCTGCCGGATCGACGGCGCCAGCAAATACCAGATCACGGAGCACGCCGAGCGGGCCGCGATCTACAAGGCCGCGGCCGTGGGAATTGCCACTGCCGGCTCGACGATGTACGCCCCCTGGTTCGCCTGCACCGACTGTGCAAGGGGCATCATCCTGGCCGGCATCCGCGAGGTCGTCGGCCTGGTGAGCCTGCGGCAGGCCACGCCCCGCCGGTGGCTTGAGAACCTCGAGATGGCTGACGAGATGCTCAGTCGCGGGGGCGTCAATACTCGCTGGCTCAACGAGACGGTGGGGGTCACGATTCGCTTCGACGGGAGGGACTTTTCATGCTGATTGGGCTCTGCGGGGCCGCCGGAAGCGGCAAAGACACGGTGGCGGGCATCCTGCGCGAGACGGCACAGTGCTACCGGGTGGCGTTCGCCGACCCGCTCTACGAGATGATCTCCGTCGTGACGGGCCTGCTGCCAGAAGACCTGCAAGACCGCGAACTCAAGGAGGCCGAGATCGACTGGATCGGCAAAAGCCCGCGGCAGCTTCTCCAGACCCTCGGGACTGAGTGGGGGCGGGGCATGGTCAGCGAGAACATCTGGATCGACATCGGGATGCGGCGGATCGACCGGCTCCTGGCCGACGGCCGCAACGTCGTCGTGACCGACGTTCGATTCGACAACGAGGCGGCGGCCATCAAATCAGCCGGCGGCGAGGTCTGGCAGATCGTCCGCGGCGAGGGCTGCGTCCGCGGGGTGTCGATGCGTCATGCCAGCGAGGCCGGGGTGGCGCAGACGCTCGTCGATCGCGTAGTCGGCAACTGGTCTACCCTTGAGAAACTGCGGCAGACCGTCGCGGCGAATGTCCTCTCTGGGGCCGCCCCAAAGGCTACAATACAACAATAGCCACGGATGGGCGCAGATGACGGCGGACGAAATCAAGCAAGGCGTACTCGACTCTATGCTGCGGGTCGCCGAACGCTTCGGCGTTCCGGTGGTTCTGCTCGGGGTCATCATCTGGCTGGGTCGCGAGGCGGCGATTTCCCTGCATGGAACGCTCGTAAAACCAGTTGTCGAGAGCCACGTTCAGTTCTTGGAATCGACGAGCGAGACGCTCAGAGAGATCAGTTCAGTCCAGACTCAGCAGGCGGCGACCCTCGAGGAGTTGGCTCACGGGCAGCGGGAGCTGCGTGAGAAGGTCAAAACAGTCACGGTGCGGGCGGTCGAGACACCTCCGCAGAACTAGGGGTTTCGATGGCCTACGACCAGACGCCTGGCAACCTGCCGATCTCGTTTGTGCGCGGTGACACGATGTCGGCGCTGGTTGACTTCAGCATCGACCTCACCGGTTACTCGTTCACTGGCTCCCTCGTCTCGGTGGTCACGGGGGCTGAAGTCGTGCCGCTGACGCTTGCGGTCGTGTCGGCCGCTAACGGGCAGGTGAATGTGTCCCTGACGGCCCAGCAGACCGCCGCTCTGCCCCGCGGCACCTACCAGTGGAAGTTCGTCTGGACGCAGGGGCTCGCGGTTCGCACGGCGCTCACCGGCTTTGTGGAGGCTCTCTAAATGCCGCCGATCAACGCCACGGTGACGAATCAGCAGATCACGGCGAACGTCGGCGAGACGCAGATCGACGTTTCGGTCAGCGGCGGCGTCGGCCCTACGGGGACGGCGGGCGCGGCGGCATCGGTGACCGTCGGCACCGTGGCGACGGGTGCGCCGGGATCGTCGGCCTCGGTGGTCAATGCCGGGACGACCTCGGCGGCCGTCCTGAACTTCACGATCCCCGCCGGGGCCACGGGTTCAGTCGGGGCTACCGGCCCGCAAGGCGAACGCGGCGAGCAAGGGATTCAAGGAATCCAAGGAATCCAAGGCCCAGCGGGACCAACCGGGCCTGCGGGAGCAACCGGCCCGGCGGGCAGCAACGCTACCGCGACGACCGACGCTTCGGCACTGGTGTCTGGCATCCTCCCCGACGCCCGGCTCTCCTCGGCAATCGCCCGCACGAGCGACGTTTCATCGGCCGTCGCCGCCGTCGTGAACGCGGCCCCCGCGACGCTCGACACGCTCGCGGAGTTGGCCTCGGCTTTGGGCTCAGACGCGAACTTCTCGACGACCGTCACCAACTCGCTCGCCTCGAAGGCCCCTCTCGCCAATCCCACGTTCACTGGCACGGTTAGCGGCATCACGGCCTCGATGGTGGGCCTGGGCAACGTCGCGAACGTGGACGCGCGGGCGCGGTCGTCGCACACGGGGACGCAGGCGATCAGCACCGTCTCGGGATTGCAGGCGGCGTTGGACGCGAAGGCGTCGCTTGCTGGTGCGTCGTTCACGGGTGGCGCAGATTTTGGCAGCGATGTTGATGTCGATGGCGTTTTAGGCGCATCTGCTGTTGTTTCCGCGTCCTCGATTCAGGGGCGCACACTGGTTTTGACGGCAATCGGCGGCGGCCCAGTACCGTTTTCGGTCAACAACGCCGGGCAGGTCGTGGCTGGCACATGGCTCGCCAGCGCCATCG